ATAATTCCAAATTTATCATTTGGTTTTCTTGCTATAACAAGAAAGGAGTTGTATATTGCTGTTCAAAATTGGTTAATTACTTTATCAATCTGATAACGATATAAAAGGGCTATGACGACAAAACAAAAAAACAAAACATTTAATTTACGAGGTTTATCAAAAGGATTAGAACTTATGAAATTGTTTCAATCACTTGACGATAAAGTTGATGTTTCGTGTTTTGCAGTATTTTTATTAGTTTGCTTTCAAGACGGCATTAATAATGAAAATATAAGAAGTTATTTTCCCAAAATGAGTAAATCTAGAGTTTCTAGATGTGTGCATATCCTTTGTGATATTGCTAAAACTAGGATTGATAGAAAAGGGTTGTCTCTTTTAAAACAAGAAATTAACCCCGAAGATTATCGACAAAGAACTTTAGTCTTAACAGAAAAGGGTAAATCTGTTAAAAGCAAGATACTCAAATTGTTGGGCGACTAACTAAAAACACAACACAAGGAGATAGTATGCCTGACACTAAAATAACTGTGCGACAAGCAATTAGTAAAGTAAGTGAAATGGATTGGATAAGACAAAAGAACGGGGTACTCAGCATTAAAAATGCAGAAGTATTTGGTTCGTTCTATGGCTTTGAAAATTTTTTAAATGATCTTGCAACAGAGAATGTAAGAAATTTTAAACACTTTTGCAAAATTGAACTGTCGTATAAAAATGGTACAATAAACAGAAAACTTGCCGCTCTTTCTAAGCTGTGCACTTGGGCAAGAGGGATCAAAGGTTTTAAATTTAATTGGGGTTTACCTTTAATTGAATATGAAACTGAAAATAATAAACGAGAGTTTGTAGTAAGTGAGGAACTAGAAAATAAATTACTTCTTACGGCTCGTTTAAATTATAGAGATGATGAGGCTGATCTTTGGGAGTGCCTTATCTTAACTGGTTGCCGAGTTAGTGAGTTGCTTAATCTAACTTGGGATAACGTGCAAGGTGGTTTTCTTCACTGTAAAGATACAAAGAACAATGACAATAGATATGTTCCTATTTTTGAAGGTGTAGAAAAGATACTTGCTAAAAGAAAAAAGATGGGTTTAGAGAAACCTTTTCCTTTATCAATCCACGCAGTTGAGCACGCTTGGAGAATGATAAGAAAAAAACTAGGTATGGAACACGAGAAAGATTTTGTAATGCACTCGTTGAGACATACTTGTATAACACGTTTCTTAAAAAAGAAGATTGGAATTGAAGTGGTGCAAAAAATAGTTGGTCATAAAGATATTAGAATGACACAACGTTACAATCACCCCACAAAGGACGATCTAAAAGAAGCAATTAGTAAAATATATAACCAATAGATAATTTATGAAGTATTGCAACGCTTTGGAGGCCACGCCCAGAATCGAACTGGGATACAAGGATTTGCAATACTTTGTAATTATTATCTACCCAACAATTTGAGGAGGATAAAACGAGTATGACGCACCAAACTACGAGTACAAACTTACAGGAAGTTGAAGAATTAAGAGAAGGTAATTGGATAAAACTAGGAAAAGATAGGTATGATAAAGCTGAAAAGAAAAACAAAGACAAAGGTAGAAACAGCGTAACACCACCCTTTGTATATGTTCAAAAACAATTGTTGCTACCACTAGCAGAACGAATCGAAGATTTTATTAGGTCGCAGTATAAAATATCGGGTCGAAGACATACGGCAAGCGAACCTTTAAGAGATTTAAATGATTCTAAAAAGATAGCTTTGATAACTTTAAAAATAATTATTGATTGTATTGCTTCGCATAAAACACTGGCACAAACAGCACTTCAAATTGGTAATATGATTGAAATAGAAATTCAAAATAATATCTTTAAAGCAAAAGAGCCACACCTTCACACAGTTGTTTTAAGAGATTTGCTTAAAAGAACAAGTAACGTCAAACACCGTAAACGAGTTTTCGCTCACACCCTGAACAAGTACAAGGTTGAAGTTGATAAATGGGATATTAGAAAACAAGCTTTGGTTGGTTTAAAGTTAATTGATCTTTGTATTAAAAGCACTGGGCTTTGTCAGTTGAAAGCAGTTAGAGAACGTAAAGATAAAACAGTTAATTATTTAATACTCAAACCCGAAGTTGAACAAAAGATTAAAGATAATTCTTTTGAGTGTAGTGTATTAACACCATACTACAAAGCTATGGTTGTTCCGCCTAAGCCATACACCACTCCTTTTAACGGGGGTTTTCATAACGAGTATCTAGCAAAACAACCTTTAATTAAAACTCACGATTTTACTTATTTGCATACGTTAGATAACGATAAGTTGAAAGATTTTTATGATGCAGTAAATCATTTACAATCTGTACCCTTTAAAATTGATCAACAAATGTTTCAAATTTTTAAACAAATCTGGGACAACAATCTTAAACTCGGTAAGTTTCCTGAAAGAGAAAGCCTTTTAGACGAGAAAGGTAAACCTAGAGGTATTTACAGAGATCCTAAAGTTGATGAGATTTTAGAATTAAGGATTAAATACAAACGAGATCTTAATAGGGTTTACAATGAAGAAATAGCTAGATCATCTAAAGTATTAAACACATTAGTTGCTATTGATTTAGCAGTTGAATATTTAGAATTTGAAAGAATATACTTTGCCATCTTTGCAGATAAACGAGGACGGCTATATTGTATGGGTACAACTATCACATATCAGACTGATCAAAAAATTAAATCGTTAATTACCTTTGCAAATGCTGAACCACTTACCGAGAGAGGAAAGTATTGGTTATATGTCCACGCTTCAAACACTTGGGGTAATGATAAAGTTTCTTATGATGAAAGATATGCTTTTACCGCAACAAGACTTAACGAGTTTGTAGGATATGCCGAGTTTCCTCTGGATAATACAGGGTGGAACTACGCAGACAAACCTATGGAATTTCTCAATGTTTGTATGAACCTTAAACGACTTAAAGAAGAAGGTTCTGGATTCACCTGTAATTTACCTGTGAGTATGGACGCTACTTGTTCAGGATTGCAGGTGCTTTCAATACTAATGAGAGACGAAAACACCGCAAGAAAAGTTAATGTGTTACCTAGCGATAGACCACAGGATATTTATTCAGCAGTTGCAGATCAAGTTAGAAGCGAAGTAGAACTTAAAGCTGGGCAAGGATCACAAGAGGCAAATCGTTGGTTGCAATTTGGTATCACAAGAAAAATAGTAAAAAGAAATATAATGACTTATGTTTATTCATTAAAACCTTATGGTGCTAGACAACAAATATTTGATGAATACAAAAGCATTATAGAATTTAATCCCGAAAAAAAAGTGTTAGCAGATGACGGCTTTAGTGATTGTCGTTGGTTAGCTAAAATTGTTTGGGATAAAATGGAACAAGAGATAGAACTTGAAGCACAGTTAATGAAGTGGTTTCAAGAATGTTCTAAATTATTTGCTAAAGCTAACCTACCTATGAAGTGGACTACCCCAATGGGTTTCCCCGTTGAAATGGATTATAGATATTTAATACCATTTAAAGTTAAAACGGCAATAAGTGGATCATTGGTTTATACGACATACAGGAGAGAATTAAATCGTAAAGATTCTAGGAAATATTCTTCGTCAGTGTCGCCAAACATTGTTCACGCATTAGACGGGTCAATTGCCCAAGCAGTTGCTTTGTATTGTAAAAATCACGAAAGACCAATTAACGATTTGTTAATGGTTCACGATAGTTTTGCAACTAATCCTAATCGAATAGATGATTTACAAGAAATCATTAGACAAGTTGTTGTTGATTTATTTAAAAACGATTACTTAGATATTTTATATAACGATTGGAAAGCTCAATTACCTAGTAAGTTAAAAGATAAAATTACTTTGCCGCCAGCAAGGGGTAATTTAGATATTAACGAAATCAAAACAAGTAGCTATTTTTTTAGTTAAATAGTTGCGATATGGAGACTAATATGAAATTATTTGTATATGGAACATTAAAAGAAGGTTACGCATTAAATTACGTTTTATCTAAAAGTAAAAAACTAGGAACTTACATTACAAAACGAAAAGGTTTTATGATGACGGGTTTTTGGTTTCCTTACGTTTGGGAAAAACGAGATTCAAATTATTCAATAAAAGGAGAACTGTATGAAGTAGATCAAAACGATTTAAGAACAGCAAATAGAATTGAACTAAGTGCTGGATATGAACTTATGGAAATAGACAAAGATGTTTGGGGATATGTATATCCTAAGAAAAAAGATAGACGTTCTTTAAACATTATTAAAAACACTAAAGAGAAATATTACGAATGGAGAAACTTTAATGATATGGATAACATTTAAGTTAATAGTCTCGCTTTCGAGATATTCTCACAAAGGACAACAAACACAGAGGTACTCTTGGAGGAAAACATTATGATAAACGAAAAGCAAATACATACTACTGAAATAGGTACAGGAAATTTTCCTTATTTATTTACACCCGATACTCAATATGAGAAAAGCGGAGTGTTCTCAGTAAAACTTGTTTTGTCTAAAAAAGACGCAACACCAATTGTAAAACTATATGAAGATACATTGGTTGCTAGGCAAGCAAAAGAAAACACAAACAAGCGATCAGCTCATAATCAATACAAAAGTTTAGAAGACGGAAGTGTTGAATTTAAATTTAAGCTTAAAGCTAAAGTTACAATGAGAGACGGAACTGACTTCGAGCAAAGACCGAAGATTTTAAATGCCGATAAAACAATTGCAGAATCGCAACCTGTTTATAGCGGATCAAAAATGAAGATCGCCTTTCAAGCTGTATCTTGGCACAACAACCTACAAGGTGTGGGAGTTGCATTAAGATTAAAGGCAGTACAGTTAATTGAAGTTGTTTCAGAAAAACCAAAATCAAACGGAGAAAAATCTAATTCTGAATATGATTATGGATTTGATGAAGTAAAACAAGTTTCCAAAAATGTACCTAGTGGGAAAAAGGAAGTTTCCGTATCGCAAGAAGCGGACTTCTAATTATCGTAGTGGGCTAGAGGAAAGCGTAATTAATAATCTTAAACAAAGAAATGTTAATTTTAATTATGAACAACGTGTTGTGTGTTACTCGAAGCCCGCTACTAAACACAAATACACACCCGATATTGAATTGGAAAATGGAATACTTATCGAAATTAAAGGATTCTTTAAAAGAGAAGACAGACGAAAACATATTCTCATTAAAGAACAACATACAAACTTGGATATTAGATTTGTTTTTGGAAACTCTAATAACAAAATCTACAAAGGTTCTAAAACAACTTATGCAGATTGGTGCAACAAGCACGGTTTTTTATTTGCCGATAAAATTATTCCGAATGAATGGATAACAAAATAATGGGAGAGAAAATGACAGAGCAGGACGATCAAATAAAAAAGTTAACTGAAACTTTTAAAGAAGAAAAACGAGTTTTACTTTTAACCATACGAAATTTACAAGATATGGACGAAGCTCACAAAAAAGTTATTGGCGTATTAAACAGGCAATTATCAGAGCTTAAATCACAAATTAAAAAGATAGAGGAAAATCATTTGAACGCTGGAAGGAAAGCGGGGTTTGATGTCTAATGATAGTGAATTTATTAAACACTTACCGTGTACGCATTGTTCATCTAGTGACGGAATGGCTCTCTACTCTGATGGTCATACTTTTTGTTTTGTGTGCAACACTACTACTAGGGATAATGGCAATACAGTTTTGGATACAAGCGAAGTTAGGTCAGATTTATTACAAGGTAAGTTCATACCTTTACCGAAAAGGAAATTAACTTTAGAAACTTGTAAGAAGTGGGATTATGCTATTGCAGAATACAATAATGAAACTGTCCAAGTAGCAACTTACTACGATAAAAATAAAAAACCTGTATTTCAAAAAGTAAGATTTAAAAATAAAGAATTTAAAACTATTGGCGATATAAATAAAGCCACGCTTTACGGACAGCACTTATGGAATAGTGGTGGTAAAATTTTATGCGTATGCGAAGGGGAGATAGACACTTTAAGTTTATCTCAATTGTTTAACCATAAATACGCAGTGGTAGGAATACCTAACGGAGTTAACGGGGCAGTTAAATCTTTAAAGAAACAATTAGAATTTTTAGAAAGTTTTGAACAAGTCATTTTCTTTATGGATCAGGACGACGCTGGTCAGGAATGTGCAAAGAAATCTGCTGAATTATTATCAGTAGGTAAAGCTAAAATAGCAACATTTGAACTTAAAGACGTTAATGAAATGTTAGTTAGCGGATTAGGTGCTGACGTTATTAAGGCTATGTGGGAAGCAAAAACATATAGACCTGATGGTGTTGTTGCTGGAGAAGAACTTTGGGAAGTAATTAGAAAAGAAGATGAAAAAGCTACAGCCTTTTATCCGTATGAAGGATTAAACAGAAAATTATTTGGAATTAGAAAAAGAGAAATAGTTACAATCTGTGGCGGTTCTGGAATTGGTAAGTCTTTAATGACTAAAGAAATTGCTTACCATTTAATTAAAGCTGGTAAAAGAATTGGAATAATATCTTTAGAAGAAAGTTTAAAAAGAACTTGTGAAGGTATTATTGGATTACATTTAAATAAACCTATTCATATAAATAGAGATAATGTTTCTGAAACAGAATTACTACAAGCTTATAAAGAAACTATAGGTAATGGTAATGTATTTTTATACGATCATTGGGGTTCAGTTGAAGAAGATACAATTATAAATAAAATTAAATATTTCGCTAAAGCATTAGATATAGAATATTTATTCATAGATCATATTTCAATTATTGTTAGCGGTTTAGAAACTAACGACGAAAGAAAAACAATTGATTTGTTAATGACAAAACTTAGAGCATTAACAGAGCAATTAAATATTGGTGTAATAATTATTTCACACTTAAAAAGACCAGAAGGAAATAAAGATCACACTGACGGGTTAAAAACTTCTTTAGGTCAATTAAGAGGTTCGGGTTCAATTGGTCAATTAACAGACATTTGTATTGGCTGTGAACGTTCAACTTCTGACGTAGAAGATTCAAAGAAAACAACTGTAAGAATATTAAAAAATAGATTTGCAGGAATAACAGGTGTTGGAACAACACTTAAATACAATTCAGATACAGGGAGACTTCAAGAATATGAAACAACCAATAATTTTTGATATTGAAACAAATGGTTTAAATCCTTCAACAGTACATTGTTTAGTATTACAAAAAGAAGGAAAAGAAATTTCGTTCGTTGGACGAGATATACCGAAAGGTATTGATTTACTTGCTGACAATTTAATCGTGGGACACAACGTTATTAAGTACGACCTCCCTGTCTTAAAACGTTTGTATAACTATTCTCATAGCCCTGAGTTAGTACACGACACTCTATGCCTTAGCCGTCTTATCTACCCTGACATAGCAAATAGCGTAGACTTCAAATTGTTAGCAAGTGATCGCATAGAAAAGTCTAGCGTAGGTAAGCATAGTTTAAAAGCTTGGGGACAAAGACTTAATTTTCATAAAGGAGATTTTGCAGAGGTTAATACTTTTGATGTCTTTACACCTCAGATGTTAGAGTATTGTATTCAAGATGTTAAGTTAACTTCATTACTTTATAAAAAACTTTTAGAAAAAGGATTTAGTAAAGAAAGTATAGAGTTAGAACACGAAGTAGCAAACATACTTAAAGCACAAGAAGATAAAGGTTTTGGTTTTGATGAAGAAAAAGCTAAGGACTTACACGTTAAGTTATTAGGTAAGACCCACGATCTTAAATTAAGTTTAGAAAGTAGATTTCCTGATTGGCAAGAAGACTTAGGAGAATTTATACCTAAAGTTAATAATAAAAAATTAGGATATGTAAAAGGCGTTCCAATAAGAAAATCTAAAACGGTAAAGTTTAACCCATCTAGTAGGCAACATATATCAAATAGATTAATTGAATTAAGAAATTGGAAACCTAGAAAGTTTTCTGAAACAGGTTTGCCAATAGTTGATGAAGAAGTTTTAGAAAATTTAAATTACCCAGAAGCTAAAGAATTAAATGAATATCTATTAATTGAAAAAAGATTAGGTATGTTAATTGATGGCAAGCACGGTTGGTTAAAGGTAGTTAAGAAAGGAAGAATACATACTAACTACATTACTAACATTACTACAGGAAGAATGAGCTCTCGTTCTCCTAATCTACAACAAGTGCCTACTATTAATTCGCCTTATGGGAAAGAATGTAGAGAATTATTTATTCCAACATTAGGATATGTTTTAGTTGGTGCAGACGCAAGTTCGTTAGAAGCACGTTGTTTAGCTCATTATATTTATAATTATACTGGTGGAAAAGAATATGTAGATTTAATTTTAAATGGAGATATTCATTCTTATAATCAAAAGAATTTAGGTTTAAAATCTAGAGCATTAAGTAAAACACTACTTTATGCAGTTTTATATGGAGCGAGTGCTCGTCGAGTACACGAGATATTAAATTGTTCTTTAAGTGAAGCTAAAGAAATACTAGATAAGTTTTATAGAGTATTACCTTTTCTACAAGAAATTAAATATGACATTATAGATAAGTTAGAAGGCGTAGGTCATATAAAAGCTATTGATAAAAGAATCTTAACAATAAGAAGTAATCATTCAAGTTTAAATGCACTAATTCAAAGTTGCGGTGCAATACTTATGAAAAAAGCATTAATAATACTTTGGAATAAATTAAAGTCTAAAGACGCTTTTGTCATAGCAAACATACACGACGAATTTCAAATAGAATCTAAACCTGAGATAGCAGATGAAGTAGGGCAGTTAGCGGTAGATAGCATTAGGGAAGCGGGAGAACATTTTAAACTACGTGTACCTTTAGGAGCTGAATACCGTGTCGGAAAAAACTGGGCTGAAACCCACTAATAGAAATTGGAGAAGGTGGGCTTCTAATGCTTTGTGCAATCAAAGAATTCGTCAAGGACACGATTGCGGTTTAAGTATAGATGAATTAATTTTATTAACTCCAAGTCATTGTCCTTGTTGTAATACTGTTTTAGAGCCACAAGGCAAACAAACTAACTCGCCTTCTGTAGATAGATTAGATTCTACAAAAGGTTATGACAAAAATAACATTTGGGTAATTTGTCATTCTTGTAATTTAAGAAAAGGAAATACGAAAACACCAGAGACTTTATACAAAATTGCTGACGCTTGGTGGGCAAAATTGAAAGAAAGACAATGCAAGTAATAATAGTTCTTCACGACAAAGAAGAAGGAGACAAAATAGAATTTAGTATTTTTGAAAAATACAATGATGGAGAAACACCAGAAGAAATGGCAAGTAGCCCAGCAGTTCAAGTAGGTGCAATCATATCTTCATTTTTAAAATCAATAGAAAAATACGGAACTTACTTAGGTATATTACCTATTATCGAAAGCCAAGAAGAAGAATTTAATGAAAATGATTTTAGAGACAAAATTAAAAAAAGAGACGGAAACGTCATACACGTTAATTTAAATAAAATAAAACCTAAAGGAAACGCATAATGAGTACATTATTAATTGACGCTGATGTTGTAGCTTATCAAATATCTTTTTCTACGGAAGAAGCTATTAGATGGGGTAAAGAAGAAGATGAATACGCTATATGGACTTTGCATAGTGACGAACAAGATTGTGTTAGAAAAATTAAAGATTATTACAATAGTATAATTTCTGATACTCAGTGCAAAGAAATTATATCTGCGTTTAGCGATAAAGATAATTTTAGAAAAGATTTATTTCCTGATTATAAACTTAACAGAACTAAACAAAGAAAACCTTTAACATTAAAATTTTGTAGAGATTATATTTATAAACATTATAACGGCTTTTCTAGACCAAGATTAGAAGCAGATGATGTATTAGGTATTTTAGGGACTAGCAATACTATTAAAGGTAATAAAATAATATGTAGTATTGATAAAGACTTAAATCAAATAGCTGGATTACATTACAATCCAACACTTAAAGAATTTTACGGCATTACTCAAAAACAAGCTGATTATAATTTTTATTATCAATGTTTAGTTGGAGACGCTACTGATAATTATAAAGGAGCTCCTTCTTATGGTGATGTAAAAGCAAAAAAAGTTTTAACTACTAAAAGTAAAAACTTATGGAAGATTGTTAAGGATTGTTTTATTGAACAAGGCTTAACAGAAGAAGACGCTTTAACACAAGCACGTTTAGCTCGAATACTTAGAAATACTGATTACGATTTTAAAAATAAACAACCTATTTTATGGAGTGGAAATGACAAATAAAAATATGTTTGATGAAGTATTTCCACAAGGCAGACAGGTAGGTGGAAAACATTATAAAAATTTTCGCATTCAGCCGTATGAGTTTATATCTAAAAACAATCTTAGCTTCTTTCAAGGAAACGTTGTGAAATACGTTTGTAGATACTTGAACAAAAATGGAATAGAGGATTTAGAAAAAATAATTCACTATTGTCAATTAGAAATTAAAAAAATTAAAGATGTAAAAACCAATGTGTTTAATAGTAAGCACGTAATTACTGAAAAAGAATGGTTAAAAAGATTTAACAAGGATAAAAAATAATGAATGATAATATTGTTAAAAAATGGAAAAAGAAAACTTGGATAAATGCAGATATTTTATTTGAAGACGAGTTTTATGCAAAAACACCTGATTTAAATAAAACGTTCCCACCAAGTATAAAAGCAACTTACACAGTAATTGGACAAAACTCTACAAGATCAACTTTAGAAGAATTACCAATAGATAATAAAAATGAAAAAACTACTGAACAAGATACTGGCTTGGATCAAGATATATCCACCAAAATATAAATTTGTATTAGTCTTTTGGGAAGACGCAAACTCCGATAGCACTTGGAACGATTTAGAATTTATAGAAGATATGCTTCCTACTATTTGTCTTAGTGTTGGTTTTCTTATTAAAAAGACAGACAATTCTTTTGTATTAGCTTCTGACTTTACAATTGAAGAAAAAAACGACGATTTTATTTTTGCTGACGGCGGAAATACTATGGTCATACCTACCAAAAACGTACTCAAAGTAGTACCAATCCCCCTTAAAATACAACCCAAATAGTTGCTCTCTTGGATATAACTTATGATTTCACAAGAATTAATTAACTATCTGGAAAAACAATTCCCAGATAAATGCCCAGATTTAAACGATAATGAAAGAAAAGTGTGGTTTAAAGCAGGTCAATCAAGTGTCGTATCTCATTTAAAAAAGATCTTAAATGAAAAAGAAAACAATATTTTAAAAGAAACAATAATAGGAGATATTAAATAATGTGTGGATTTTCTAGACCGTCATTACCACCTCCTCCTCCAACCCCAGCTCCTCCCGCAACAGAAGTTAATGCTAATAGTGCAAGTTTAAGAGAGAATGCTCCTAAAGCTGTGCAAACTAATACATCAAGTTCAGTTAGCTACTCTAAAAAAAGAGGGAAACAAGCTTTAAGAATACCTTTACAAGTTAATGTTGGATCGAGTGGTACTGGTGCAAACGTACCTTAACAATAAATTATAATTATGCACAATTATACAACAGCTAAATCAAGATATAATACACTAGAGGCAATACGAGATCCTTTTCTCGATCGTGCTCGGGACAGTGCTGAGTTTACGATCCCATCTATTATGCCTCGTGATTATCACAATAGGCATACTATTCTATCAACGCCATATCAAGGCATAGGTGCAAGAGGTACTAACAACCTTTCTTCTAAACTACTTCTAGCTTTACTTCCCCCAAATCAACCTTTCTTTAGACTAACACTTGACGAGTTCACGTTATCAGAACTTGCTGGTAGAGATGATATGAAAGGCGAATTTGAAAAAGCTATGGGTTCAATAGAACGTGTAGTTATGAACGAAATGGAAGTTAATAATTTTAGAACAGCATTATTTGAAGCTATTAAACATCTTATTATTTGTGGAAACGTTCTTCTTTATATTACTCCAGAATTAAAAATGAAAGTTTATCATTTAGATCGATATGTCATTAAAAGAGACGGTATTGGAAATATATTAGAAATTATTACAAAAGATATGGTTGCTCCATCTTCTTTAACAGAAGAACAAAAATTATTAATAGATGGAGATAGAAGTAAAGACGGATATGAAGACACAATAGAAATTTATACTTGTGTTAAAAAATCTGAGAACGGAAA